TACAAACATCTTGATTGTTTATTACTACGCTTGGGGCAGAAGCAGTAGAAGGTGTTCGATCAACAGTTGTAGTTCCGCTCACAGTCGAGGATGTAGAGCTAACAGTATTAGTTTGTGCTAATGCTTGAAAAGAAAATAACAATATTATAAATATTAAAAACCATTTCATTTTAGTTCCTAGTAATTTAATGAAACACCATCTACTCTAGTTTCTTTATTTGCCGCTTGATTAGCAAATTCTATTTTGTATTTCATAGCAGTACCAGTATTAGATATAGTTACCTTGTCTGATACAGCAGTTTTTATTCCTGTAGAAAAAAGAGGCCCAGCAGTTAATGTTACTTGTGTCCAATTACTTCCGTTGTCAGCACTTACATATCCTTTAAGGTCTGTATTAAGCGTAGCTGTTCCTACATTATCCATATAAGTAACTACTAAACTAGCTGAAGATACTGTACTACTTGCTGTACTAGCTGTTGAAACAAAATTACCAGTTGCACTAGGAGTTGCCGCTTCGTAAAAAGCCCAAATTCTTATTGTCCATTGAGTTCCACTATCTATCCAACCCATCCCAGCATGAAATAATCCAGAAGAAGTTAATGTTGTAGAATCCCAAGACGCATTTTTACTTTGAGTAATATTTGTGTCAGACCAAGAATCACTATTGCTATCTCTTTTATATCCTAAAATAGTGTTTTCATCAGATGCAGGATCGTAAACAGTTTTAATTTGTTTACCTACTCCTTTAAAACCAGAGTTAAATGATGCTCCAGAACCAGACCATTTAGCGTTCATACTATAACCAGTATTATTATTATCATTTTTATTAAAACCATAATGAAAGTTTGGACCACCTCCTGCTGGAAATGCACGACATTCTTGTATAATTGTATGCCTACCACCATTTTGATATGTGCTATCAGCATCAAGTGTCCACCAACCAGAACCAGTAGCAGATGTTGTCCAATCAGCATAAGCATAACTAGTACCTCCAGAATCATATGCTCCAGAACCAGTTGTATTTGTAAATGTTAAAGTTGCACCATTATCTTGACCAGCAGTATGTGGTCTATAATATGTAGCTGAACCATAAGTAGGAGTACATTTAACAAATTCACCAACTTGTCTAGCAGTATTAGTAGCTGTACCAATACCAGAAGAATCTTGGAAGGTATCTATAAAACTATTATTAAGATTGTAAGCATTTAAATTTTCAGTAACACTATCTCTTAANGCNAGNATAGNNANNGNTTTNGTAANNGGATTTAANTCTGTNGNNGCTGGNGNAGNAACNGNANNCCANNTNGGAGCAGATGCACCACCATTCATTTGNAAAGTTTGACCAGCAGTACCTTTAGCTAACTTAACTAATGTAGTAGCACCACTAGCATATAATAAATCACCAGCAGTAAAACCAGTTAATCCAGTACCACCACTTGCTACTCCTAATCCACTAGCTACTGTAAGTGTAACTCCACTAGGCAATGATATTGTATCACCACTAACTCCTATTTGTGTAGTGTTTGCTGAACCATCAGCAGGAGATATTTTATCTACTTTTACTTCACTCATTATTTACTCCTATGGTTTAGTAGGAAATGCAAACCCATCTGCTTCCATGTCTTGATGTGTTTTAGTTATATCTCTTAGCTCTTGTCTATAAGTTTTCATTTCATCAGACATAGTTACATCTGATAAAGCATAAAAATCTGTTTCTGCTAATAAAATATTTCTTTGCCACCTTAATTCTTGTAGCTTTTGTTCAGCAGTTTTACTAGGTGGAGTATCTTCTTTCCACGTTAGCCCTTCTGCTTTTTTAGTGTCGTCATTCCAAACGTTAAACCAATTTCGAGGAGCTGTTCTTCCATCGGAATACTTAAATCCTTTGCTTGTATCTACGTCTGAACCGTCTAATTGCCATGCCATAATTTTACTCCTATGTTGTTATGCCAGTTATTGGGAATACACTTGTATCTGTTGATAATGCAAAATTAGAATCCCCACCATTCCAATTAGAAAGTGAACCACTATTGTGAGAACTATCTGTAGCACTATTATGTGTTTTACTTGCAGTTGTACCATTAGCACCAAACAACCAAATACCATTAGCTTCACTAGCATTTTCTGGATTTGCTCTTTGTGTATCTAATACTGTTCCACTACCATCTATATCCATAAAGTCTATAGGTGTTCCATCTGAATTAATAAATTCACTTATTGTTCCCGGACTTTCCCCAGTTACTACTGCAAATTGAGCAACATAAGTTGGCCCTTTTTGCGACCATGAAGGACTACCAGTTAAACTACTTATATTACTGTCCCAACCAGAATGATAACCCCAATAACCAGANAAAATATCTGTGTAATCATTTTCAGCATGGTCTAACATTTTTGTACCATCTATATAAACTTTAATATTAGCATTGCCTGGACTTATCATACAAAAATGATGCCAAGTATTAGTTGCTCTTTGTGCTGTACTTAATTGACTAGATGATTTTACATTGTGATACATACCATTATTATATTTTACCCAATGATAAACATATCCATCTCCACCTACCCACATTCCAGTATGGTCTTGACTACCATGAAAATTACCCCACATCATAGTACCAATAGTATTGGCATAATCATTTCTATACCAAAAAGATATAGTACATCTTTTATTTAAATAATAACTAACAGCAAAATGTCCTCTACCATTACTACTAGCACTGTATATTCCAGCATCTAAAAATCCTCCTGCAGATGATGCACCTAATATACCTCCGTTACTTATCATATTTTTTCCTAACTAAAATCTGCTTGAGGAGCTAAAAGAAGTACAGAATTATCTGCTTTTACAACATACCCTACAACATCATATTTTGAATTAGTAGCTGTTAAAGCTATACCACCACCAGCAGGACTTTCATAATCAGTACCTAAAGTAAGAGTTGCCGCACTTCCAGAAGAAGGCTGAATAAATATTATCCAACCAGTTTGTCCTACTTGTGATGCTTCTGTTGATGGATTAGCTAACGAATTTGCACCAGCAGATAATGTAATTATAAAGTTTTGATATGTATCAAAGTCTAAAGTTAATCCAGTACCAGTATATGTTGATGCTATTTGCGATTTTGTAAATGTTTGTTGAACATCTGTTTTAGCTGTATCAGAATCAAAAGCTTGAATATCACTGCCTATTGCAACACCGAGAGCTGTCCTTGCCGCACTTGCTGACGTTGAACCAGTACCACCTTTAGCTACTGCTATAGTATCACCAGAACTTACTAATCCAGTTGCAGTTCCAGCTACATTTATTGTTGCTCCAGAAGGAACAGATATTGTAGCACCACTTGGAACAGTAACAGTATCTCCACTTACTCCTAAATTCATAGCATTACCAGTTCTTGCTATGACATCATCTACTTTTAATGTACCCATGTTTTACTCCTAAAGTACGACTAGTGTGCCTTGCACATCTAGAACTGTTGAACCAGCTACAGCTAATGGCCCTGCTACTAAACCATTTTCTGTACTAGCTAAAGTTAAAGTACCAGAATAACTTAACGTAGCACTATGTACTCTTATAATATCATTGGCATCACTACCTACTTCTCCGTCATTACCTAAGTAATTTCCTCCACCAGCTACTTCACTAAAAGATATAACTCCAGAACCATTAGTTACTAAAGCCTCTCCAGAATTACCATCTGCTGTTGGCATACTTAATCCATCTAATACTACTTTACCAGAACCATTAGGTGTTATTGCTATATTACCATTAGATACAGATACTATACTATTACCATTAACATCTAAATTTCCCCCTAATTGAGGGCTTCCGTCTTGTACTACATCTGTTAATGAACCTGCTACTATAGATTGCCAAGCAGAGCCATCATAATACTTTAAAGCATTAGCAGTAGTATTAAATGCTAAATCTCCTTCATCTAAAGATGATGATGGGTCAGAACTATCTACTCTATATCTTTCTGCAAAACTATTTACTCCAGCTATATTAGTAGCTACTGTTCCTATATTAGTATTAGCACCTGCTACTGTGTTAATATTTGTTGTCATTTCCAGCAACAGCATTAATGTTTGTTGCATTACCAGCTACAGCAGTTATGTTACTGTTAGCTCCTGCAACTGTACTTATATTACTATTATTACCAGCAACAGTAGCTATATTTCCTACAACACCACTTGCTCCAAGTGTTGCCATATTGGTAACATTAGCAGAAGTACCGAGAATATTTAGGTCAGTAACTATATCACTTGTTGCTAAAGTGTTTAAATCAGAAACTATATCAGAAGTAGCTAAAGTATTAATATCGCTTACTATGTCTGAAGTAGCTAGTGTATTTAAGTCAGTAACTATATCACTTGTAGCAAGAGTATTAAGNTCNCTTACAATATCTGTTGTTGCTAAGATTGCCATATCAGCAATAACATCAGCATTACCAAGCAGAGCCATATCAGCAATAACATCAGCATTACCTAATAAACCCATATCCGTTACAACAGCACTTGTGCCTAGTAATCCCATAGCAGTTACATTAGCAGAAGTACCTAAATGTCCCATAGCTGTTACGTTAGCAGAAGTTGCTAATAAGTCCATGTCAGTTACGATTGCTGAAGTACCTAATATTGCTAAATCTGCAACAGCATCAGAAGTACCTAATCGACCAATTTCTGTAGCTTTTCCAGCAACAACACCTATGTCAGTAGCATCATTAGCCACAGTAGTTACATTAGAAGCAATTCCAGCAACAGTAGTTACATTACTTGCTATAGCTGTTACAGCAGTTACATCACTTGCTATTCCTGCTATTGTTGTTACATCTGTACTAGCTACTGTAGTTTCTACATTTCCACTAGTAGCATTAAAAGATAATACTTTGCCTTTTCTCGCATCTTTTAAAGGTAATGTTAAAGTAGCACTAGCATCTTCATCTGTTTGACGAATTGATCTAGCAATCTCATCTTCTCTTTCACCCATCATAGCTACTTGTTTATCTAAATCTGTATTTAAACTAGCAATATTAAATGGCCCAGAACTAGGAAAGTCAGTAGTTCTTTTAACAGCTATATCTCTTACTATAGTTATTGTATCACCACTAGAAGCTCCACCAGAGCCAAGTGTTATATTACCCCCACCAGTTACCCCAGCATTACTTACAGAGTACTGTGTGCCACCTGAAGGGCTACTAGCATAGGTTAATAGTGTACTTCCGTTATATACTTTAACATCTGTTACATCAAATATTTCAAACGAATAAGCAAAAACAGTCTGCCCACTTGTAGCAGTGTATTGATTTCTAGGTGTTGTATCATTTACAAGTATAGCCATAATCTGTATTTAAACCCCCTTTTTATTTATAATGCTACGCACACAACTAGTTAAAATTCATTATGTTTCGTTGTGCACCTTTAAATAGCCAATCAGCATAAAACAAGTTATTATAAGGTATTAATCTTCTCATTATAGAAGCTCGTCTATTAGAAGATAAATTAGGATCTGATAACATTTTAACTACATCAGCAGTTATATTACCTAAAGGCCCAAATGGTTCTCCTATTCTATCTCCTAAATCATCTGCAAATAAATTACCACCACCAACACTAGGTCTAATACCAAATTTATTATCACTCATAATTTCTAAAGAATTGTTAATATCTAGCCAATAAGAAGTTAATCCTGAATATTCTACACCTTTTATTATTTTTTCTTCTAAAGGTTTTTGATTCCAATAAGAAGGATTTCTCATATAATCAGACATAAATCCTAATCCTAACATAGCTAACATACCTGACATTTGTCCTTTATGTCTGCCTTGTAAAGATGACATTATAATTTTATTGTTTGCCGCAAATGCCCATGCCATAAATTGTATAGGCATTTTAAATATTTGATGTTGTCTTTGTTGATCTCCTCTTCCTATTACTCCATAAGATAATAATGGTTTGTCAGCACCAGTTGGAGTAACAATAGTATTAATTTGGTCTGCTCTAATAGCTCTTATATATCTTGCTGTTAATTCTGGATCTACGTCTGTCCATTCTTGCACATTAGAATAATAAATTTCTTTTCCTTTATGTGTTTTTTCTCCACCAGCTTTTGCCCAAGCTTTATGTATATTTATTAAATCTCTTTGTGATAAACCATATTGTCTTAATATAGACAAGTCATGTTGTAATGATTTGTTAGCTTGTTGAGTTGATTTAAATTTTTTCTTTTGTTTTTTAAATTCTTTTAAAGCTAAATCATTCATTAAATTTTCATTTTTAGCTATATCAAAATTTGGTTCATTTACTCTAGGATTTTTTGTAGTGCATAATTTCATGTAATAAAACAAAAATCTGCCCATTCATCAGGTGTATCAAACAAACCATCTTCTAAAGGTTTAACACCTTTTACTTTAGGATTTAACCATGCCTTTTGTTTAAATTTACTTTTAACAGCATCTTCATCTATAAATATTATTCGATCATTATAATTTGTAAAAGCTACTCTTCCATCTGTACTTTTACCATAGACTATAGAATAATTTGTTTTGGGTAATTTTACATGAAANGAATTTTTAGATAACCAAGCACCACTATATAAAATTCTATCAGCAGATATAACACCTACCCATTGTTTTAATTTATCAGTCCAAGGGTTTAGTCCATTAGCATTATAAAAACTGTTTGAAGCATCATCTATCATTCCTAATGCTTTATCTCCAAATCTACCTAATTTTCTTGTTTGTTGAGATCCAACAGATTCTGACATAACTACACGATTTTTGTTTGCATTACTAAGACCACCTAATGACTCTCCAGTTACTTCTATATCTCTTGCCGCCATTCCATACATAGTTCTTTCGTTTAAATCAGTTCCCCATGTTTTTAAATATTTTCCAAAAACATCTTTTAATCCTCTTGAAAGAATAATCTTACCAGAATCAGCAAAACTAGCTATCATTGCTTTTCCTAGCATAGTTATTTGACCTATTTGCATACCAGCTCTAATTAATTGATTACTAAGACTTCCTGAATCTGCGTTACCTAATCTTTGTAAAGCAATATCTCTAGCTAAATTTAATTCATTCTCTTGTTTTGTTAATTTTTTTTGAAATGCTTTACTACCTTTAGTATTGATTTCGTCAGCATATCTTAAAGCAACATCATGTACTGCTTCTCTTATAGCTCTTTCTCCTAATCTATCTCCTTGAAATAATTTTGCCATTTCTATACTAGGCCCAAATTTCATATGATAAGTATTTGAAATTGATCTTATATCTGTTTCTATAAAATCAGCTATACCATTATGTTCTTTTAATAATTGATAGTTAGGCATGTCTAGTTCTCTTTTTAAGAAAAATCTAGCTTGACCTTTACCAGCTATATTGTCGTAATTACCATCTGCTACATCATTAATAATTTTATTTGCTTGTTTTTTAGCTTGAGCAATAACAGCATTTTCTTTTTCTATATCTAATTGTTCTATTTGTTCTCTTGTAGCATTAGGTTTTAATTGTTCATTAAGTTTTTGTCTAAGCTTACCTCTAGGGTTTTTAGTAAAATGAGGTACTAATATAGCAGATACAAAAGCATCATAGTTATCTCTTATAGAACCTTCTGACCAAGACCTCATTAAATAATGAGCTTCATTAGGTGGCATTAAACTACCTTTTGTAAAATGTGTATCTGTAATTGTTTTTTGTAAATTTTTTAAATATAAACTTTGTGCTTCTGTAGCTGGAGTTTTTAATTTATTTAATAGATCTTTCATATATTTTTCTTTAGCTACACTTGCTGGTGCATTTAATTGATCTTTTAAATCTTTTAATAATTGTTCTTGTTTTGCAGTACCTTTACCTTTAGTTGTAGCTTTAGTAACATCTTGTAATCCATAAGCTTCAAATAATCTTTTTATTAAAACATTTCTATATTCTAATTGGTTTTGAGTTAATCCAATAGTATGATAGTCAGCATCTAATTGAGCTAACACTTCTTTATTATTTTGCAAACTTTCTTCTATATGTTTTTCTATTGAATCAATTTTATTTTGAACACCTAATTTTATACTATTGTATTTTTTAAAATTCTTTTCTTTTTGTTCTATAATAGTATCTAAAATTTCTTCCATTTTAGCACTAGCACCTTCTTTCTTTTGTTGCCTTAAAAGAATAAAAAGTTCTTTATCTTCCATATCATTTAATAAAGTTAATAAATTTTTCTCTTCTAAATTCATCATAAAAATATCGTGAGGTGTTTTGTTTGTTTTCTTTTTTAGCTCTATATACGGAAAGTAATAACGATTATATTCATTTAAATCATTTTTAAATTCTGTTTCAATACCATCTTCTGTTCTCCATATACCAGCTTCTTCTCCTGCTTTACTAGCTTCTTCCATTTTGCTATTTACTAATTTAGCTGTATTTTCTACTTGTGGTATTTCATGTACTATTGCTCCTTGTGGAACAGATTGACCATTAATTACTCTAGTATTATCTGAAGCATCTACTATAGCTTTTGTAACTTCTCTTGCAAAATCATCTTCACTTATTTTATCAGACTTACTAAGTTTGTTTTTTATTTTTATACCTATTTTACTAATAGGAACATTAACTATCTTAGAAGGTTCTCCAGTTAAATCACCAGCATATCTTGCATATTCATCATTAATAGTACGAATTATAACTTGATTATTAAACAACCATTTTGAATCATTTGTTATAACACTTCCTTCTTTCATATTTATTTCACCAGCTTTAGTAGCTCTACTTACTCTAGTATAATCACCAAGAAATTTATTTACAGTTATGCCACTTAAAGGAGCTTTAAATCTATTACTAACTGTACCAACAACAGATATGTTTTCCATTTTATCAAACCTAGCAAAAACTGGTGATGTGTTTTGGCTATCATCTAATTTACCTAATGCGTTTTCTTTTAAGTTTCTAACATTTTTAGGTCTTTCTTGATTTAATAGTTCTGATATTTTAATAGGAGATTTAATATCTGGTTCTTCTATAGGTGTTTCTAAACCACGAACTTTTGTTCTTTTAGTTTTTATTTTACTAGTAGGATTTCCTTCATCATATAATTGTGCTTGATTATATGTATCACCTATTTTACCTACATTCATTCCTCTAGTTAAATGCCCTATTATTCCACTTAATAAACCACCAAAAAAAGCACTACCAGATATAGCATATACAGACTCTTCAAAAGTATGTGTTGGATCTCTTTCTGCTCTCCATACTTCTTGCACTGCTGATAAACCTGCTATTGAAGGTATAGCTCTTGTTGCTCCTTTAACAAATCCCATACCAAATNCTCCGGGAATTGGTAACTAAATTAATAGGATCTAAAATTCCTGCCATTAACATAGATGTTATAGAATTATTAATAGACAAACTTTCTCTAATCTTTGTCATTTCTGTGTGCATATATCCTATGTTATCAAATTCAGCTTGGCTTCTTGCTCTCATTAAATCACTATACACATTAGTAGGATAAGCAGATAACATATCACTAGTAACTCTAAAATTAGAATCAGGTCTAAATGACCAATTTTCTAATTTGTTTGCTAAAGGTTTATATACTAAAGATAAATTACTAGATACATCTCCCCACCATGAAGGAGCTTCTTCTAAATTTTTTAGGAGAAAAACTCCATAATGGACTATTGTTTATTCCAGCCATTAAATAACTTGCCCTTGTTTTTTTAGGAAGATACATAATATTCATTCGTTCTTTTATAAGATCAGATAAGGCATCATTAAATTCATCGTCTTGTAATCTTTTTATATAATTATCTGGACTTCCTTTACTTGCTCCTTTCTTAGTATTGTAATTAGTAGCATAAGATTGAGCTCTTCCTTTATCTCCTTTAACAAAAGAAGAAGAAGGTCTACCATCAAACAAAGCATAGTGTAATCTAGCTACTGAAGCACTAATTAAAGGTATAGCTAAATCTTCTCTGGTCATATTAATAAATTTAAAATTTAGATTAGGAATTGTATCGTTAATTAATTGCTCTAAAACTTTTGCATTAGTTACTAATTTTCCATCTTTTACATTACTATTAGGGTAACCTCTTTTAAATAACTCTTGTTTTAAATTACCCATTGATTCTTGATTTTGCCAAATACCATAATCAGAACTTCTTGAAAAAGCTGTATAGTTAGATCCTTGTTTTATAGTACCAAAATTACTTTCTACCCATGCTGTTTCTATTAAATGTCTTTTAACATTAGCATAATTACCTGCTGGTAATGCACTAGCTACTAACTCTGCTGAATCATGTACTGTTGCCGCTCCTTTTCCTTCAAATCTACTAACAATAGATGCTGTAGTATTATTATCGTGCATAGGTACTTCTGTTACAAAAGATATATTTCTAAATAAAGTACCATCAGGATCTACTTCTTGACCTTCTTGGTCTTTTTTAATTTTATCCATATCGTTTAACAATTTAATAATTTTGTTATTAGAATCTTTCATTATAGATTCTGTATCTATATCTTCATTTTGCACTCCACTAGATAAATCAGTTGTTACTGCTTTTTGTTTATCTGTTATGTCATTTACTTCTTTTGCAAATGCTCGCCATTTTTGATATTCATTTATTTCTGATTGCTTTCCACTTTTTAAAGATTGTAAATCTAATTCTATTGGTGTTCCATTAGCATCTTCAGCTATACCTAATATATTTGTAGTTGGCCCTCCTTCATCATCTATTAAAACTATATTGTATGTGCCATTATCATTTTTTCCTAAAGTATAAGTTACTCCTAAAACCATTATTGCTTCTTGTTGAACACCATCTGCATCTTTATAAAGAACAGTATTACCTTCATACATTTTTGAATCATATCCTTTATCTGTTTCTATCATAGTACCAAGATAATCCATTTCGTTACTTATACTCCTCTTATATAATTCTTTACTACTTCTAGTATTTTCTGCATTAAAATTACTTAATCTGTATGTTTGTTCTTGATCTAAAGGATTATCTAAAATGCCATTTAATGCTCTAGCTACTGCATAATCTACATAAACATTTTTTATATCTCCACCAACTGCATCAATATTATCTGCTAAATTTTTTATGGTTTTATTTTGGTCTGTGTTATTAAAAAGAGTAAGATTTTCATGTATTTCGTGATTATAAAAACCTAAGTTATCTTCTTTTTTATGTTTAGGCCCTATATAACCTCCATCTGTTTCTATATTTTTTGTTACACTTTTAGCAACATCTATAATAATTTGATCTAATTCATCTATAGTAGGTTTAGAATCTGATAATGCTGTTCTACTAGTTAAATATTGTTGGACTTCATCTAAGATTTGTATTTTATGTTCTGGTGTTATAACCATTGCATTAACATCTAGCTTATCATTATGTATAGCTAATACAGTAGTCATATAATCAAATACATTTGTTTTAGCTATTCGTTTAGTACCATCAAATTTACCATCATCATCTGCTAAAATTAAATTATTTAAATTTTCTACTTGTTCTTTGTTATAAGCCATTTTAACTTTAGGAAGTATATCATTAATTATTTCAGCATTTCTTTCTGGACTTTCATTTAGACCTATAACACTAGATAATGTTGCATATATACCTTTAATTCTAGGATCTATATTAGATGTAGCCCACAATTCTTTTAAATTCTTATCACGTTGTATAGCATGATAAGCACCTAAATGAAATTTACCTATATCTTCTGCACTAGCAGTATTAATGCCTTCAAACATTCTTTGCAAACTACTAGGAAAAATATCAAATTCTTTTACAACACCAAGTAATTCTACAATTTTTGTTGCATTAACATCTTGATTACTTCCTAAATTATTAACAAAATTACTTATATCATAATTTTCATTAATTAAATAATCCATAAATTTAACATTTTCTGCATCTGTAAATTCAGAAATTATACCAGAAATTTTTGGATTAGATTGAATAGTTAACCATCTAGCATAATTTTTTGAAAACTCTGTTTGAGTGTTTTGACCAGCAAGATAATTAGCTCTATTGTCTAATTGTATTCCTATTTTATTTCTTAAATCTAAATTAGGAACTAGTTTATCAATAGTTTCTTTTGTATAAATTTGAATGTTACCATCTTGATCTACAAGCTCTACTGCTGTTTCATCATGTCCTCTAAACATTTGACCTATTTTTTCAAAATCTTCTACATCATTTATTAAACCACCTTCATCATCTCTTAAATTTAATATAGTTTTTAATGAATCATAATTAACAAAATACTGAATATATCTTCTTTCTTCTTCTGCTTGATCTGGGTGTATTAAACCTAATTTAATTCTTTCATTTAAGTTTTCAGATAAAGCTTCATTAGCAGATAAAATATCATTTTGGCTTGTAGCTACTAACCTTTTATCTACTAACGGATCCCATTGAGAATTTAAATTATCTACATTCATATTATATATTTGATGAACTTTAGCTTTTCTTGATCTTTCTAAATAACTATTTTTAATTTGTGTGCCAACATTCATCATTGTTGTTTGATGTTCTGGAGAAATATTTTCTATAATAGAGCTTAAACTATTATCAAATAAGCTTTCCATTTTTTCAGGCTCATAAAAAGTATCAGTAAATATTTGAGATAAACGAGTTTCAATATCAGTTTTAATTTCTCTTTTATACATATTATTTACTACTGATTGATAATTTTTATTGTAAACACTACCACCTTCTGTCATAGGAGGAGGCATAACTGTTAAACCAGTTTCATCTTTTGCAAACTCTATACCTTCTGCATCTATAATTGCTTGATGTTTAGCATCTTCTAACGCATATTTAGCAAACTGTGAATATAGCTTGCCACTAGATTGAGCTACTTGTCCCCATGCTTGAGCTTCAGCATTATTAACTTTTACGTTAGCTGGTGTAACTGTTCTAAAATTACCTAACTGCCTTCTTTGTATTGATTTACTATATCTCTCTGCCATTATAATATTGCCTTTTCATTTGAAGAAGGAATTTTTGCTTCTTGATAAGTAGCACCAGCACCTAATAAAGTAGATCCTGCACTAAACATTCCTGCTTTTCTTACTGCACTTGCACCATACCCTGCATTAGATACTGAAGTTTTATTAATAGCTATTTGAGATGCTATACGACTTTGTCCTATACCAGCTCCTAAACGTATTTGACTTACATCAAACTTATAAGCTTCTTTATCTGCATTAGCCATAGCTAAATAACTTGCACTATCCCTTCCTCTATTCATAGCTCTCATAGTAGATAAACTTTCGTTTAATCTTTTACGTCTTTCCATTTCTTCATCATGTGCTCTTATTCTTTCAAGTGCCGCTTCTTCTTCTAGCTGTTGATTTCTTATTTCAGCATTTCTTCTATCGACTGCCGCTTGAGCTTCCATAGCATTTGCTTGTGCTTGGGATTGTTGGTATTGACCATAGGCACTAACACCTGCTGATATTAACATTAATGTTGTTGCTTCGCACATTAGAATCCGTACTCCATGACTAAACCAGTAATCCTCATAGGTAAAGGATCTGATTGTGTTATTGTAATAGTTCTATCTTTACCATAACCTAATACATAGAACTCTTTAAGTCCAGTAAAGGAACTAGGTGCAATAGAAAAGTCATCTGTTACTTGACGTAATGTAATTTGGCTACCTTCTAAAGAAGATGCTAAAGAACTATCTAATCCCATTATAACTCTTGATACTCTTTTAGGTTGACCTCTTAAACTACCACTAGATAATACTGCTTCTACTGGCATAGTTTCTGCTGTAACTGAATAATCATATCCTACTGTTATTGTATCACATTCCATACCAGCACTTAATGTTAATACACCAGAACCACTTACAGTAAATTCACCTAAATAATAATCACCAGTACGAACTTTAACTGTTTTATTATTATAGTCTGTTAATCCAGTAAATGTTAATCCAGCACTTCCTATAGTATATGTTTTAGAATGATCTAAAGTATTTGATTCATCTCCTAATTCTTACTAAAAAATAATCACTTCCTCTTAATACTGTAAAGAAACATCTTGTACCTACAGCTTCTACACTTTTAAAACTAGCTCCAGTCTGCGACCAATGTGTCCACCCTGCTATTTTTCTGTTCTTACAGAATGAAAGTTTGCTATAGTTCCATCATTATTTACAAACAAAGCATATTGTTCTGGTCTATTAGCAGATCCATTAAACACAGCTAAATCTATTGGTGTTAATATTAAATGAGAAGATAACAAAGATAAACTGTTTGCTGAATAAGATAACTCTGTATCTGTAAATAATAATTCTCTTACTGTTCTTCCACTTTTTTGAACAAACATTGTTCCACCATCAAAAGCTTTAGCATTTACAAAATTAGAACCATATGTTGTTTGCCTTCTTATATTAAAATTTTCAGGTGTTAAAACAGAAGTTTCACTTTGAGGGCAATAAAATTCTGCATTAGCAGTAAACACTTGTAAATGTCTGTTAGATATTAAATGACGTATATCTGCTACTCTATCCATACCAATAGAACTTTGTATGCTTTCATCATCTTCACCTTCTCCAACATCAAAGTTAAAATATCCATCTACTTTAGATGACCATAACCAATCAGGTTGTGATTTAGAACCACCAAACCATAATCTCCCATCATGGAATGTAACACTTGCAGGGTATCCTCTTTCAGCAGAAAAACTTTGTTCTTTCCATTCTGTATTAGTAGAATTAGCACCACTTACTTTAATCATTGGGCCACCACCAGCAGTAGTTTGATTAGCATTATTACTGCCACCTACTGTAAATTGATATGTGTCTGCATTATTAACAGTAATAGTATGTGAAGTATTAATATCGGCGGCTAATATAGTTGCTATAGTATTAGCTCCACTTACAGTTATAGTAGCTCCATCAACATATCCATGAAGAGGATCTTGAACAACAAGAGTTTTACTGCCAGTTGTAGAAGTAAAAGCATTTTCTATTAATGACTTTTCTAATACACCAAATATAGTAGCTGTTGCAGAAGTAGCACTTCCTACTGCTGTAATTTTTAAAGAGGTATCATTAATTTTTAAATATGTATTAATATGATTAGAAGTAAATTGATCGGCACTAGATGTAACTGTTACTGAACCAGTAGAACTATTACAAGATAATGTTGTAGCACTATCAGCAAATTTGTAATAAGGTTGGAATACATTTTCATCATCACCATCAAATTCATAATTACTTACAGTAAACGTAGTTAATCCAGTTCTTAACAATACTTGTGTAATCATATCTGGGTGGCAGATAATCATAGTATCGCCTGATTGTGCAACATTTAATTGGAATATTGTACTAGTAGTCCAAGGGCAACTAGTAACACTAGCTACTATTGCATTAGTTTCTAAATAATAAACATCTAATCTTTGATGACCAAAAGCTATTATATATTGTTCATTATCATCAAAATCAAAAGCTATTAATCTAGCATTACCAGTAAGACCTACTAGTCTTTTTGTTCCTGCTCTTCTATAAACTCCACCTTGAGGTAAAATATTTAAATTTTTTAATTGTTTTGCACCATTAGCATAAGCGGCAACATCACTTCTCATATTCATTAATGGATCTAACTCGCCACTAGCAAAACTAGTTTTATGCTGACGTAGTTTATTTACACTACTTTTTAAAGCCAACTATTCCTCCACTATGCCTTCAAGCTGTGAAGAGCTCTTACTATTCCTTGTGTTAATAAATCTTGATGTTACAAATTTTTTGGTAGTATTTTGTTGACTATCCATATTTCTAGCAAAAGCTAATTGTCTACCTGCTTTTTGTTCTAATGCTACACTTAACTCTGTATTTTGTGCTACAGCAAAAGCAAACAAAGAAGCTAAAGTTAATTCTGCTGTATATATAAAATATGCTGGAAAAAATATAGCAGGATTAGTAGCACCTTCATCATAATAAGTATAATCAGCATAAACTTTATCAGTAGATGTTGCATTGCAATATGCCATATCACCATATCTATTATATTTAATAGGTTTATCATTAACTATAATAGTATGTAAACTTAACATATCACTAGGTAATTGATAAGCACTATCCCATATAGCATCTGGAGCATCTGTTAATCTGGATAATTGTGATTGTTTACTAGCAAATCTCCAACGATAACTAGATATTAAATTTTTAATTGTATCAGTATATAAATTAGAAGATACTTTACTTTCGGTAGTTCCGTCTGCAAAACTTGTTATTGGCTCTGCACCTATCATTATTAATGCTCTTGCACATATATCAATGTCGGTTGTTGCCATTTTAATTCCTTAGAAATATAGGGAGAAAGATTACTCCTCCTCCCTATAATTAGTGTTAAGCTAGTACTGCTACAGTTACAGTTGCCGCGCCAGTTGCAGATGTTGCAGTCGCAAGGTCAATGGCAGGTGCACCACCAGTTGCACTTACAATAGCTATTACATCAAACTGTTTTAATTCATTAGTTACATCATTAAAGTAACCAGAATTGTCAATGTCGCCAACAGCTTCTGTAGATTGGTATATCCACATTGCAGGATTAGCTCCACCCACTTTGTATAATTTAGTTCTATCTAAAGCCATGTTACTTACTCCGCAATTTGTACTTCATATACAGCAGTGTCATCAATTAAGACAGCACCCATGCTCATATATGCAGTAATTAAGTTAGATACTCTTTCAGGGATATAATTAATCTCTGTGCGAACATCGCTACCTACAGCTAAACCTGCACCAGTTCTATGGTAGGCAAAGCATTGACGTTTTCCGCCAGTTGAAGGTAATCCAGAGAAAGTTATCCAAAGGAATCCTAGCCACCTTTTGGCAACCATTCCGCCTTTATATGGAAGATCATCTGGCCCAACAAAGTCTGCATCTGAGAAAGCAGAAATTGCTAGAAGATCTATCCACCCATCAGGAGATACTACGAATACTCTATCTCCGTCATCAGGTACATCATTTTCACCAAAGTGAGCAAACACAGTATTGATTTTTGATTGAATCAATCCGTCTGAACCACTTTCAGTAACAGTATTAGAAGTACCATCAAGAGCAGTTGTTATAATTTCGTCAGCTTTTCTACCCCAATGCACCAGCAGATGATTGAGCTACGACTGACCTTTCGTCAATATTGGTCTTTAGTTCGTCAAGACTATCAACATAATCAGCAGAATAATAATCAGATAATGTTACATCTACATTAGTGTGATCTAAATTCATAACTGGTACTTGACCATGTCTTGATTTTTGAACAGCAGAACCTTTACCGACCTTTTGGAAACGAGCTTGGCTTCCTTGTACGTTTGGCTTTACACGAATAGTTCCTTGAAGTTTTGATCCCATGCGTTGATACGCAACATGAACATCACTCTCGAACTGTTTAATGAAAGCTTGGTCTATTGAATAAAGACATACTTGTCCTCCATTGTTAATATTATTATGAACGAGATTATCAAGTTCTCTCGCTGTAAAGTTATCCATAAGGGCTCTACTTGATTTAAACTTGGTCTACATTACAGATGTAACCGAATTTTACTGCGTATTTCTACGCACAAAGTAATAAAAACTTGTGTTATTTACATGAATAACTTTAGGATTTATATAAAAACCTAGTAAAATCAATAGGTTAATAGCTTTTTTATTCTCAATCCATACTAAATTATGTACTTTTTCGTAAGGAGTTGCTACATAATTTACCCATTTTACAGCCATTTTCCCTATAGTTACTGGATTATTAAAAGCTTTTTCTGTAGATAATACCCATATTGTGGCTACTTTAGAGGATTCAGGTACAACACCACCTATTAATAATGGTTCATTATCTTTATATAATGTAAGTGTTTGATTCTTTTTCATAAGCATTGCTGTATTAATTGCTTGTAATGGAGTTTTATTAAACACTTTACATTCAACAACATCAGCATGTCGCATATGTTTTGCTATATGTATAGCATCTTTAGGAACAGATGGTAATACAGAATACAAACTTATCCAAACATTTTAGCAAATGCTTCATCTATTTGTTTAACGTATGCTTCATCTCTTTTATTAGGATTCGAATAACGAGGATCTAACATCATCTCTTCTAAATCTTTTCTAGTTTTTCTAGTAGAAGATAATTCATTTACTCTTCCAATATTAACTTTTTGTGCTTCCATCATTCGTTCTAATGCTTTAACACCATCTGCTGTAACAATCATATTCTCTAAAGCTTTACCTTCTTCTGGAGTAAAATTTTTATTTACCCATAATCCAACAGCTTCCGTTCTTTGTTTAGCATTTTCACCTAATTTATTAAACTCTTCATCAACATCAGGGCCATTATTCATTCCGTTTTTCATAAACATTTCTATACCAGAATTAAATCCTTCTTGATCTATTCCATTATTATGACAATAATCTTTCCAACTATCCATTAAAGGATTGTCTGCGTTAACACCTTCTGGCATTTCAGGTATAACATAATCACTAGGTTTTTCTGGTAATTCTTCAGCTACTTCTTTTTCAAGCTTTGCAATAATTTCTGCTTCCATATCTTCAGATTTTTTACCAACAAAAGCTTCAAGTTCGTTATAGGATTTTGCCATGCCTTGATAGTCGGCTTCTCCGTTTTCTGACCAGAACTTTTCTGGTAACCACTCTGGCCTTTTCAGTAACTTCAATTTCCTCTTCTGTTCCAACGTCAACACTTGGCTCGGTACTTTCTTCATTANGATTTTACTTCGTTCATGTTCACCACCTTTGATTCTTGTTTCTATTAAACCAACAACAAATCTCATACCTTCTCTATGTCTTAATTCAGAGTCGGTTATATTAGGCCCTGCTACACTTTCTATAGTAATACTTCTAAGATAACTAAGAACTTTTTTACCAGAAGGAGATGCAAAAGTAGATAAAAAATGTAAGTTAATTTCTTTTTCTACATCTGAAGATCTTACTGATCCATCTACACTAGCTACTTTTTTATCCTTGTTGTCCACCATCAGGCATTTGTCCTTGAGCTTGTTGCATCTTTAGCATTTGCTCTACTATCTGCTGTTGTTCTTCTGGTGTCCTTACTAACTTTTCAGGAATACCAAACTTCTTAGCAAGATACTGCGTTGCTTCGTTTGTGTCAACTAATCCGTTAATTAATTGTGGGCCAAAGCGAGCTTGGACAAGTTCTAAAAATCTATTAAATGCAGATACATCTTGATTAGCTTGTGCTTGTGCTAATGGAGATGTTGATTGTATTTTAATTTCTTGACCATTAATTGTTGGTAAAGTAATACGACCTTGTTTCTTTAATATATATACTACTCTTTGTAAAACTGGTTGTACCATTTCAGCTTGTAGTCTACCAAAAGCACTACCTATTTGCCTAGATAGATCTGCCATACGTTCAGCTACTTCTGTTGCAGACATAGGAGTTTTATTAGGATCTCCTAATGATTCATTGTATAATGCTTTACGAATATTATTACGCATATCTTTTAATACTAGATCAGCTAAATTAAAATTACCTGAAGGTGCTACTGGTTCTAATCCACGACTACCTGCCGCTCTTGGAATAATCGTTCCGGGTAAGAGTTGTATTGTATCTACATTAACAATACCATCATCTTCTAATTGATACATACCAGATATTGCCATCTGTGCGTTTTCTAATATTAATTCAATTACAAGATTAGTAGTCTTAACTGCTGGCATTGTGTTTAGTAATGGGCCTCTTCCCCATATTTCACCAGAACTTTTACCCCATCTAAATACTACATAAGGATTACTACCTTGTCCTTCAAATCTTTTTTGTAATAAGATATGTTTATGTTTTACAGAAAATACAGTATAGATATAAGCTTCTACATTAGGATCACTATAATCTCTGTGGACACCTTCTGTTAAATGACAGAACATATCATTGCCTTTTGTCAACTCTCTTTTAATATCTAGTGGTAAATCTGCATCAGCATAAGCTATCATAATATTAGAAGCTCTAATAATTTCTATCACGATATACACAATCTATTTGGTCATTAGGGCCAACATCTAAACTTAAATGTGGTAATGGCACAGCAGTAAACCTAATAGGATTAATTGCATCTCCTTCTTCTATTAATAAACCACCAGTACCTACTGCAAGATCTAAAAATGACTCATGTATTTCTTGTGAGAAATTAGAGTTTTGTAATACTTCAAATATATAACTAGTTATATTATCTAGTTGTGCATTGACTTCAGCTCTTTCTTCTTCTGGTATATCTGTTCCTGCAACAAAGTCTGCCCATCTTGCATAGTTAGGAACTATACCTGCTTGTAAACGAGAAGCAAACTCTTGTACTCCAGTTACAGCAGTTTCATCAAAGATTTTATCAGTACGATTACTACCAGCAGAGGTAGCATAAAAGCTTTCTCTTGATGGCATTGCATATTCATAACACTCTTCAAAGACTGGTCGCCATTGTTCCTTAATAGTATTGGCACGTTTATATTTCTCAATCATTCTCTCAATGGGTTCTCCAGTAAGAGAGATTGGGTTAGGCATCATTATAGGCATATATTAATCTCCTAGTGTTGGCTTTTGCCCTGCTCCTAAGAATCCTGCACCACTTGATGAAATTAATTTTCTTTTACTACCACTCATACCATAAGCAACTTGTTTTCTTTTTTGAACGTCTGCTGCTTGATTAGATAATTTTTGACTAGCTTGTTCATCTTCTCTATTAGAGATAGCTGGATTTGGTGGTGGTGCTGGTGGTGGTGGGGGACTACTTCTTGCTCCTAAACACATATTTTAACTCCTATATTTCTGCACATGAATAACAGTTAATTTCTAAACCAACTGATACTTCTTTAATTATTGGCGATTTCCACATAATAATGCCTTTCTAAGTTAGAATATACCATTTCTACGTTGAAAAATACTAGCTCGTCTACGCACAACTTTACGAGGTTCTCTTGTAAATACATCAAAATCTCTTTTAGCTTGTACTACTTTTTGTTCTTTTCCTTGTGTAAGAGCTTTACCTTCTCCTGCTCCTAGTAATAAATATTGTAAAGCATCATGTATATGTGAGTAATGATTCTTGTCTGGTTTATCAGCATACCTTTCACCAGACACATTCATACGTCTGTATTGATACCCACCCTCAAACCCTTTGATTAAATGCTTGCAACGATAATCTACAAGCATACCACTTAACCCTTCAATCATTCTACCTAGAGGAGCTCGGACACTTTCTAAACGTAATGATACATCATTACTTGGTGCTGGTTGAGCATAAATGCCAGCTCCTCTAAGTATTTGAAATGGTGTGCTTTCATCTGTTTGAGCTCTAAAATCCCCAGCAGGATCACCATATATTCTAGCAAGAGGAAGATTAATAAATTTACCTTGCATCTCTTGTCTTAATACTTCTGCAAATCTAACCATACCCATATCTTGTGCTACAATCTCATGTAGTATTAACCATCTTCCTCTAATCTGCTGAGCAAATACACAAGCAGGAGTTAAACCAAAGTCTATACCTACATAGTAAGGTACTCCTTCTGCTGGTATTAATCCTTCTTTTGCAACATGCACTTCTTTAGAAAAATCTTTATAAATAGGTTTGCCATCTTCTATACTACCTAACTTATTCATTACATAAACATCAATCCAAGATTTAGTTTTACCTCTTATAATGTTTTGATAATAATCAGATGTTAAATTTTTTACATTCTCTGCTTCTTTATTTATTTCATATCTTTCTACTTCTCCATCATTATTTCTTGTTTCAATCATTCCTGCTGGTTGTGTAAAGAATTTCCAGTTATCAGGTTTAACTAACATAAGAGTTTCTTCTCTAGTAAAATGTTCTGGTACTGGTGCATCACCAGACATAACACTCCACCAATGATCTTCGTCTGGTGCATTAGTATCAGCTATAACCCCATACCATGTAGGGCCACCATCTTTCATAGAAGGGTATCTTCCTACTCTCATAGTACCTGCATCTATAATTTGTTTAGGTATTTCACGACTCTCATTAAAAAATATATAAGTTAATTCTAATGACAATAATTTCTTTACATCATCTGGTCTATCTAATGCTAGAAAGATAACTTCTAAATCTATCTCTCCTCTTTTTATATGATGTGTATAAGGTGGCGACCAATTCATTTTTCCCCAATCTTTTTCAGGAAACCAATCTAACCATGTTTTAATTGTTGTTGTTCTTAATTGTGGATTAGTATTTCTTACAACAGCTACTCTTGTTTTGCGTACTCCATGTGCATCTTTCTCTTGTTGTAATGCTCTTCTTAATATTTCTATACAACAAGCAACAGACTTACCAGAACCAACTGGCCCTCTTACTCCTCTAAAGAAAGTATTGTCTGATAAAAATTCTCTTAGTATAGAACCTTCAGGTTTATAATTAAGTTCAATCAACTTTACCTGCATCTACAAATTGTTTAATCATATTACCAGCAACCTCAGGGCCTAAAGCATCTATGAATTTATCTATCTCATAAGGAGTAAGATACCCCTTAGGATAAAATTTTAATTGCACATTAGCAACTATTTTTCTTAACCTATTTAAATCTTGTGGATTTAATTGGTTGGTAAAACTCATTATCTTCTATAGCTAGGTAAAGCATTAGTAAGTTTATTTTTCTTTGCTTTACGAAGTTTAGGAGCAATATAGTTTACACCTCTATGTGGTATAGATGTTCCGCTTGATTTTTTGTTTTTACCTTTTACATTAACATAATTTGTTTTATTAGAACTAGATGCAGGTTTACCTCTAGGAGTGTAAACTTCTCCACCCATTCTATTACTACGAGCAGATGGAGTATTTGAACTAATTAA